GGTTTTTTTACTCTAACCTGAGTGACATAGGTTGGGGGAAGGTTGGTGCAATCGTGGGGTGTGGTTGGTGTAGGGGGTTGCTACTATGGGCAGTAGTAGTAAAATGGGGCGTGGCGGTGTTCTAAGACCCACGCCACACGCCCCCAGTGCGTAAACTTTCGGGCCGATTCTACTCTGGTTGGCCGTAAATGCGGTCTTGTTCCGCTATTGGTGTATCCATGATATCATCGGCCAGCCTACCGAATTCCGAATAGGTCTGTGATAGCTGTAGCCGCATATCATCCCGTTCGGGGTGTTCAGCATACCAATTCTGTAGTTGTTCGGCAGTTTTCATAATGCTTTGTGCGTATTCGCGTGCGGTTGCCATTGTGCCACCCCCTTAGCAAAGTGCCATGTATGTAAGTACGGCCAGTATCCAGATTGTGCGATCCATAGTCACCCCCAGGCATTAGCCACCATTGGCCTATGCTTATAGTATGGGGAATGAATGCGTGTGTGCCAAATGAATCGGGGAATTTTGCAGGATTTTTGTCGTTTTGGGGGTGGGGGTGGTACCCTTGGTTTGGTGGGATTTGCGTATGGGTCCCCCGTGGGAGACCCCCACTCGACACCAAAATTCAGAAACCCGACCCAACTTGTCCAGAATACCCCCTCCCCGGAAAAGTCAACACAAATGTTGACAGATTCCGCCGAAATGTCAACATATTTGTTGACATCCGGGGTTTTTATGACGTATTTACAGAGAAACCCGGTGAATTTACCCGTCTACGCGGTTCCCACGACGGACTTATGGAGAAGACCATCGAAATCGAATCAGGAGACCGGACATGCACGTAGTGAAACTCGCCTCAAACGGGGGCCAAAACGCCGTTCCGGGTGCCGTATCGGCAGATCCCGTCCACGCCACCGGCCAAACCGCGACAGACGCCGCAGCGGACGGCGGGGACCACACGCTCACCGTCACCGGCGGCAAGTCGTACCTCATCATGGCGACCGACACCGGCAACATTCTGCTCGGCATCCTCACCACGGCGACCGCCGCGAACATCGCGTGGATGTGCCCGAAGTCGAAGGCCATCGTGGTCAACATGCCCGAGGGTGAGAACACTCTGCACTACCAGAGTGACACCAACGGCGGGACGTTCTACCTCACCGAGATCAAGCGGAACCCGCTGAACGTATGATGACGAACGCCGAGCAGACCATCTGCCCGACACTCATTGCAGCGAGTGTATTCGTAGCCATATACTCGCTGCTTTCTTGCTACCGGCTACTCACCGAGGGGAACAGCATGAGTAACGAACTGGTACAGGACGCCATCAAATCGGAACCCAAGCCCGACATGCCCGTCTCGGTCGGCCCGCACGTGGCGGCGACGATCCTTATCGCCATCGCTGCCATCGTGGCTCTCATCCTCGCCACTGAGAAGCCCACTGTCGTCACCAAGCAACCCGTGACCAAGCGTGTCACGATTGCGGAACGTGACGATGGCATCGCCGACGAGGTCGCCATGGTCCGCAGTGCGGTCGTGCATGTTTACAAGAAGGGCGAGTGCCAGGGTTCCGGCTGTCTGATCTCCAGTGATGGGATCATCTTCACCGCGAAGCATGTCACTGACGGTCAGTACGGTGAATACGACATCAAGCTGGACGACGGGCGGATCTTCCCGGTCAAGCACGCGATCGAGGACAAAGAGAACGACATTGCTTTCATGCAGTTGGACCTCGAACACGCACGGCGACCTGGCCCGCAGTGGGCACCTGCCGATGGTTTGAGCCAGAAGAACTACGTGGAGTACGTACAGAGGCCCGACCTCCCCTACGCGGAACTCGCTGAGATCGATCGGCTACGCATGGGCGACAAGGTCTTTATCATGGGCTCGCCGCACGGCATCTACAACTTCAACAGCGTGTCACTCGGTATCGTGTCCGGCATCAACCGTGATCTGTATAACCGCAAGGCGGGATGGGAACGGTACCAGTGCTACAACTGGCACGTAATGCTGCAGACCACCAGCCCGGCGTATCCGGGTAACTCAGGCGGGCCTGTGTTCGATCTCGACTGCAATGTGATCGGCGTCCTGGTTGCGGGTGAGGGTGACACACTGAACTTCTCGGTGCCTGTCGCTCGGTTCCGTGACACTGTCGACGACGTCCGTACGCAGTTGGCACTGTGCCGATTCAATGTGGTCGAGAAGGAAGAGGAGAGCGAGTACGACATGCTGTACCACAGGTACCGCAACGGACTCGGCGAGTTCCAGAAATAGCATCCCCCTGGGGGCGGGGCAGCGTATCGAGAAGACCATCTCGCTGGAAGACGAGGTGGATGAGAAACGAGCAATCTGCCGACCGGCGGCAGATATCGACACTGTCGTGAGTAACGACTATCTGTTAGGGGAACAAGATGGAGTGTCTAGGTAACAACGTGGTGATCGTGCGTGAGAAGAGTGCCGATGTCGAGCGTGGCATCGTGCTGCCTGACTCCGCGAAGAAGGAGAGCAAGCGTGGCCAGGTCGTTTGTGCCGGACCTGAGTGCAAGAGACTCAAGGTGGGTGACAAGATCCTCGTCCCGCTGCTGACGATGATGCGTGTCATGCAGACTGGGGCGTTCGACCTGGAGTACGAAGGCGAGCCCGCCCTGGTCGTGAAGGAAGAGGATGTCGCCGTCGTCTGGACGAGTGACATGGAAGACTACGAGGAGAAGCCGCAGCCGCGTCTCGTGACCGGCCTGGCCGCTCCGGTTCCTGTGGGGGAGGTGAACTGATGGTTCTTATCGGTGGACGAGCAGACGGAAGACGAGTCAATGTTGTGAACGTGATGCCAACGCTGCATGTTCCGATCTTCCCGAAGGAACAGTACAAGTTCACGCCGCACTACTCAGAGGCGGCGTGTATCGACGTCGAAACCTACACCCTGCGTCCGTGGCAGGACGGCAACGGCAACACACTCTACATGTACGTGCATGAGAGCCTGAGCAACCAGGACGCCATGCGACTGCTGGTGAGCAACCACGCGAAGAGGTGAGCCATGTGCGGAAAGGGTGACACGCAGCGGCCACGGCAGATAGGCCGGGCTGAGTATGACTTGCGTTGGGCCCTCGCTTTCGGGAAGATCACGTTCGAGCAGTTTGAACAGAAGATGAAGGCACTCAAGCAGAAGGCGAGGAACTGATGGGCAAGAAGAACTACAAGGTAGGCGAAGCGATCAAGGTTGTGTTTCAGGGCAAGGGTGTCGTATCCGGTCTCACCGTCCAGATGGACGTGTATGACGAGGCCGACGTGCTCGACGCCGGGCAGTCCACAACCATGACTGAGATCGGTACGACCGGCCGATACAAGGCCACGTTCACCCCCGGTGCTGAGGGCGACTGGTCTGTGCAGATCGATGACGGCACAGGGGGCAAGGTCGTCAAGCACTTCTCCGTAGGTAGCTACAACATCCAGAGTATTGGGGCGAACCTGCAGAGCGTGGAGACCAAGGTAGACGGTCTGGATCTGAGCCAGCCCCCAATGATTGGGTAAGCCATGACACCAGGACGTAACCGGATCTTGTACCGGTCGTCTGGGTGGGAGAGCGGGCTCGTAGTACGAGCAAGGTTGTACGACGTATCGACAATGGGATTGCTGGACAACAACGTGAAGTTCAAGGAAATGGCAGACGAGCCTATCTACTACGCAGACGTCGAGTTCCCCACATCGGGGAAGTATCTGTTCGTGTTCACACACGGCGGCGTGCGTAAGGCGTCTGCCGTGTTCGAGGTTGGGAACCAGGCTGGAGTGGTGTACCGGGTATGAGGAACGTTCGCACACATTGGTTCAACGGCGTACGGTACGACATCTGTATCGATCCCGCCCTCGTTCATGGTATGTGCGATGACCCTGATGACCCGACGCCCTCGATCCATGTGTTCGAGGACATCAGTACCAAGCGTGGGTTCGAGACCGTGGTCCATGAGGCGATGCACGCTGCCCTGTGGAAGTTGAGTGAAGAGGATGTGACCCGAGCGGCCGGGGAGATAACAGGTCTCCTCTGGCGGCTCGGGTTTCGGTTGAGGAAAAGATGAGCAAAGAGCCGCACGAATACGGTGACGACATGCGTGACCTTGGTAAGAAGCAGCGGGCCGGTAAGGCTCTCAGCGAAATGCTGCGGGCGATCGGAACCGAGCTTACAGAGGTCGAGTGCGATGACGGGCCGAACCCCGGCCCACCCCGCATTATGAGTAAGGCCGAGCGTATGGCTCGCCACATCTGGAAGAAGGCCCTGCCGCACAAGGATGACGAGGGCATCCAGCATGAGCCCGATCTGGACTACATCAAGATCGTGCTCGATCGAGTTGACGGCAAACCGGGTTCAGGTGACAAGAGGGACGATGGACCGAATGAGAGCCTGCCGGATAAGATCTCACGGATGAACGCAACACGCATCAATGACTTGGCTGAGGAAGTTGCAAACGATGTCGACGGTGAAACCGAAACTGGCGACTCCGTTCCCGAATGAGCCTAACATCTGGACCTGCCCCAAGACGGGGTTGAAGGTTCCGATGGGCGAAGCGGCGAACATGGAGTATCGCATCAAGCTGCTGCGGCGAGCGGAGAGTGACCCCGTGCTGCAGCGTGACTTGCTTGCGGCCTCCAGGGAGAGTTGCCTGTTCTGGATCTCCACGTTTGCGTTCACCTTGTGGGAGATTCAGGTTGACCCTGATAACACGGGTGGCGGATACATTCCGGCCAAGCAGGCACTGCATCCATTCCTGCCGTTCCAACGGCAGCGTGAGTGGCTGTCCTGGGCCCTCGACTGTTTCTACAATGGTCACGATGGGCTCACCGATAAGAGCCGTGAAATGGGTGCGTCGTGGCTGCACATCCTGCTGTTCCACTGGATCTGGCTGAACCGGCCGGGCACTCAGTTGCGTGAGATGTCCCGTGTAGAGGACATGGTGGACAGTCCGATTGCGAAGTCACTGTTCTACAAGCACGACCTGATTAACACGTACTTGCCGCACTGGATGTGCCCACCTGGCGTTCTTCGCCGGGGGCGTGACAATCGGACAAGTATGCGTTTGCACAACGAGTTGAATGGGTCCACCATCGCTGGTGAGTCCACTAACCGTGCCGCCCTTTCTGGCGACCGCTGTGCTATACTCTTGCTCGATGAGTTCTCCAAGGTGGAGAATGGCGAATCCATCAAGCGTGCTACCGCCCCGGTAACTTCATGCCGATTGGTGAACAGCACGGTTGACCTGCCGGGTACCTGTTACTCCACCTGGAAGAACTCAGGCCGCATCAAGGTGTTCAACCTGATGGCATGGGACCACCCAGTCAAGGGCAAGGGCCGGTTTATCGTGCAGGATGAGGCGACGAAAGAGTACCGCGTCACGTCGCCGTTTATCGAGCACGAGATCGATCGTAACGGATGGAAGGAAGTCGCCAAGGAAATCTACGCCCAAGAGGGTGCGGTCGGTGACACGTTCTTTACCAACACAGATCTCGATAAGCACGCCGTTATGTACTGCCGTGCTCCACGGCACCGGCTGCACGTCGAGTTGCGAGACAAGGTTTCAAACGCGTCTGTCGGTAGATTGCTGCGACGTCGTGACATGAAATCGATCAAGCTGACCCGCCAGTCCAAGGGCGATCTGATGGTATGGGTGCCCTTGAAGAAGGGGCGGCTCGACCAGTCCAAGACGTACACTATCGGCATTGACCTGTCGAAGGGGCAAGGCGGTGAGACAACCACAGAGTCCGTCGCGTCCGTCAAGTGCGATCAGACGGGGGAGATCGTTGCGAAGTGGGCTAGTAAGACTACCCCACCGTACGAAGCCGCGAGAACTATCGCCGCTCTGGCCCTATGGGTCGGAGGTGCCGCACCCCGCAAGTTGCCGTTCGTCGTCTGGGAAATGAACGGGCCAGGCTGGGACTTCGGGCACGTGTTCGTCAAGATCATGCGGTATCCGCACTACTACCGCGATGAGACGATCGGTGAAGTCACGACCAAGAAAAAAGCCAAGTACGGCTGGCACTCGAACCGTGAGCGTAAGCAGTTGCTGCTCCGGGCGTACGAGCGTGCCATGCTTGAGAACAAGATCATCAACCGGGACCAGCAGAGCATCGACCAGACCAAGACGTACATCACGTACCCCGGTGGCGGCGTTGGCCCGGCGGAACTGAGTGACAAGAGTAAGGCTGATTATCTGGGGCACGGGGACCGTACGATTGCCGATGCCCTTACGACGTTGAACAAGAGCAAGCTAAAGCCCCGCACGAACTACTCGGATGCACCCGAGGCTTCTTGGGAAGGCCGGTTTAACGGCTGGCGTCGTTCCAAGAGGAGACAGAAGGGCTGGCAAAGGGAATACTCGTTTTAACAGAGGATGACATGTCGAGATCACTGACCGCACAGAAACTTGGTGACAGCGTCCTTGAGGGATTCAAGCGACTGGAGCATTTCCGTAAGGCTCGGGCGTACGCTGTTCGCGAGTACATGGGCACGTACATGGCCCAGAAGTATGGGCTCACTGGTGAGCGACCGATCAACCTGGTGTTCCTCACCATTCGTGCCATGATTCCGAACCTGATTCAGAAGCCGGGTGCCACCAAGGTTCTAACCGATCTGCTGCAGCAGCGTGAGTACGCGGAGAAGGTCGGGCTCGGACTGACGCAGTTGCACAAGAAGTTGAAGCTACACCGCATTCTGCGATCCGGTCTGGTCGACACCGCACTCGGTGGCCTCAGTATCTACAAGACGTCACTCGCTCAGTCCGGCCAGAAGATCACGATCGACGCCGATATCGATGTCGACCCGATGCAGATCTACACCAAGCTGGTGAGCCTGGACGACTTCACCGTGGACCCGATGTGCCGAAGATTCGACGAGAGCAAATTTGTGGGCCACAGAGTCCGCATCGAGCGGGCCAAGCTGCTGGATCTCGACGGCTGGGATCACGACCTCATCAAGCGACTGCCGCGTGCGACTGGCAAGCACGAGACCGAGCGGTCGGAGGCGATCACGCAGGAAGATCCGAACTCCATGATCTTCAACGCCTGGCAGGACTACGTCAATGTTGTGGAAGTGTGGGTCCCCGAAGCTGACGCTATATGCTACATCCCTGATCCTGCGGAAGCGACCGCGAAGGACTTCCTCAAGGTCGAAGAGTACTACGGTCCCGATGACGGGCTGTACACGTATGGCACCATCACGCAGCCTGTGCCGGATAACCCATTTCCGGTCGCACCTGTTGGTGTGTGGCGTGACCTGGCGGACATGACGAACCGCCTGTTCAAGAAAGCGATGGACCAATCCGATCGACAGAAGAACGTCGGCCTGTATAATCCGGCTCAGTTCGATACGGCTGAGGCGATCCACGATGCACTCGACGGGCAGTGGCTGCCGACCGAGGACCCGAGTGCTATCAATATCCAGTCGTTTGAAGGTGCCGATCAGGGCACTGTGCAGATGACGCAGAACCTGTACGGTTGGTTCAATCTGGTCGCTGGCAACCCGGATATGATGAGCGGTTCCGCAATCAACGCCAGCAAGGCTACTGGCCAGCAGATCCTGCAGCAGAACGCGTCGATCAGTATCAACGATATGCGTGACATGACCTACGAAACCACGGCGGACATCGCCGGGAAGCAGGCGTGGTTCATGCACAACGATGACCTGCTGTTCCAGCCTGACCAGCCGGGCATCCCGCTTGTTAAGCGTATGCCTACTGGCGAGGAGCGACAGATGTTCCTAACGCCCGCCGACAAGACTGGTAACTTTGACACATTGGGATTCGAGATCGTGCAGCGATCGATGAGCATTGTCGATCCGCAGACACGTGAGAGGGTCTTGTCGTACTTTGTTGGCCAGGTGATCCCGCAGGCATTCATGGCATTGCAGGTGGCGACACAGGCTGGTATGCAGTTCAACGTTTCGACGTACCTATCTAACGTCGCCGAAGATCTCGGTGTTGAGGGTATCGTCGATGGCATCTGGGAGGACCCGACATTCCGTGCACGCATGGAATGGTTCTCTGATATGGTCGGGTCACCGAAGAAGGGTGCCAAGGGCCAAGCTGCTGGTGGCGGCATGGGTACGATGCAGAACGGAGGTTTCCCAGTGGGCGGCTCACCGCTAGGGACCCCGACTCAGATGTTCAATCAAGACGCCCAGAGGACAGCCGCCCTCGGGCAGGCACAGATGAAAGGTGGGATGTGATGCCCCTGTTCGGAAAACCCAAGAAGAAGAAGAAAAAGAAGATCGCCGTTGGTAAAGGTACTCTTGCTGAGGAAACAAAGGCCGAGTTCAATATGAAACGGCGGTATCCGCAGATGCAGGACCCTAACTGGGGCAAGCCGCAGAAGCGGAAGAAAAAAGCAAAGAGGAAAAAGGCTGTGAGCCGCCGCCAGCGTGAGCATGATGCTCTTGCGGGTGCACTCAGCCCGGCCGAACTCAAGAAGTTGCGAGGAGGAAAGTAATGCCGATCTACGCTTACGTATGTGACGCGTGTGGGGAACGCGATGACATCGTCAAGCCGATGGCTGAGTCCAGCCGCGACGAGACGTGCAAGGCATGCGGCGAGCCCATGCGTAAGGATCTGATGGCCAACGCACCACGCTGTCGGAAGGACAGCTACAGCAAGGAACTTCACTCGGATGCCCTGGCGATTCACCCAGAGCAGCGAGCCGAGCACCAGCGGTTGTATCCCGACGTTGAGTTGGATCGATGCAACCGGCCGGTGTTCAAGAACTACGCACAGCATGACGCGTACCTCGAAAAGAGAGGTATTCACAAGCCGATGCAGCGTAAGCGTCGGCGTATGACGAAAGTTTGTTAGGGGAACTACGATGCCTGACGTTGAACAAAAAGAGATCGATGCCTTGCAGGCAGAGATCAACAAAATCGATTTTGACGGTGGCCCTGCCCCGGCAGGCGTAACGCCCGCCGCGTCTACCCAAGACCCGCCAGCCGACGACCTGGAAGGCAGCAAGGACGAGCCTACCCCCGAGCCCGATCCGCAGCCCGAGCCCCAGCCGGAGCCCGAGCCTGTTGATGAGCCCGAGGAAGGTGAGCCCGAGCCTACCCAGGACGCCGACGACGCCGGTGAGGAAGATGACAAGCCAGCATTGTCAGACAGTCACTATCGTGCCGCCCTGCGTATGGGCATGACTGCGGAGGAAGTGTCGGAACTCTACGACAAGTCCCCGGAGTTGGCGGCGAAAACCCTGGCCAAGTGTCACGAGATGGTCAACGCGACATCCAAGCAGCTTGGTCAACTGGGTATGGCCGCACAGAAGGCCCAGGCTCAGCCTGAGCCGACACCCCAGCAACCCGCTGATGCCCCGAAGTCCAACCGCAAGATCGACAAACTGATCGAACGGGTTCGGGATCACTACGACGGTGAGGACGATCCGATGGCGGACGTGTTGCTGGAACTCTTGAAGGACCGCCAGCCTGTGCAACAGCCAGTGCAGCCGGAACCGCAGCAACCCGTGGTTCCCGCCCGTACGGTGGACGAGGAAGTCGCCGCCCGTCAACAGATCAACACCTTCTTCGGTGCTGATGACATGACGGCGTACTCCGAACTGTACGGCGAGACACCGGAAGTTCTCGGTGACTGGTCGCATCTGACTCCGGGCCAGCGAGCAAACCGCGTTGAGGTTTGTGAGCGTGCCCAGATCCTGCTGTACGGTGCTGCCGCTGCAGGGATGGAGATGAGTACTGCCGAAGCCATGGAGCGTGCCCACTTGGAAGTGGCAGCCCCGATGGCAGAGCAGATCGTTCGACGTCGAATCGCCAAGTCGGCGAAGAGGCGTGAACGCGGGCTCACATTGCAGCCCAACGCCAACGCGTCACCAGACCGTTCTGGTGACAGCAAGTACAACAAGGACCAAGCAGTTGACGAGATGGCCGCGAAGCTGAACGAAGTCTTCGCGTAAGTCTCTAGGAGGAAGAAATGAGTTACACCTATGACCAACTGGCAGGCCTGGTTGCCTTCACTCACACGCGGTACCCCCGCAACGAACTGACGGTGACGTGGGACGACCACAACTTCGAGGCCGCTCGAATCTTCAACGAGGAGAGCATGAAGAAGCAGGGCGGGACCACGATCACTGGCAAGGCGATCCTGAGCCCAACCGGCAACGCCCGGTACGTCGGCTACTACGAGATCGACGAACTGAGCCAGGGCGAGACGGTTCACGAGTTCACCATGCCGTGGGCCCGTGTCACCACCAACTGGTCCTGGGACGAGTTCGAGATCCTGCAGAACAAGTCCAACCCCGAGGGCTTCATCGATCTCGCTCAGGCCAAGGAAATGCAGGCCATGTGGGATCTGGCGAACCTGTTCGAGGCCGCTCTGTGGCAGGCCCCGACCAGTGCGTCCGACGACAAGTACCCGCGAGGCATCCCATACTACATTCGTATGGCCGATGCCGATGCGACTTCGGTCGGCGACTTCGTCGGTCAGACCATCCGGTTCCGTAACGGCACCACCAGCTACGAGTGTGCGGGCATCAACGCCAACACCTACTCGACCTGGAAGAACTGGGCCGATACGTACACCACGGTCGACAACACCCTCATCACCAAACTGCGTAAGGCGTTCCTCTACGCCCGGTTCAAGGCCCCTCTGGGTGCCACGCAGTTCGAGGTGCGGAAGTCGGCGAAGCGGCGTATCTACACCGGCTTCTCCAACAAGGTGGCGATGTTCGACTACCTCGACGCCAAGGACGACGTCCACCAGACCAAGGAAGCGTTCGGCCGTATGGTCGTGACCGAGGGCACGGACATGCTCATCAACGGTCACGATGTCATGGCGATCGATTCCCTGGAAGGTGCGACCGACCCTGTCACGGGCGACACCACCGACCCGTGGTACTGCATCGACTTCGCCCACTTCATGCCGATCGTGTACGCCGGTTACTGGATGAACATCCGGGGTCCGGTCCACGGTGGCACGCAGCAGCACACGGTGTGGACGATGTTCAAGGACGGTGCCCACAACATCTGGTGCGACAGTCCGCGTGCGGCTGGCTTCGTCATCCACAAGGCCATCACCAGCTAATCCTGGTGACGCCCAGGAACAACAACAACAACTCTGAGAAGAGGAGAATACAATGAGTCTGAGAGTTCTGTACAACGACGAGGGTGCCGCTGGCCAGCCTTCTCCGAACGTCTGGGGTGACTGCCCCGTCGAGAAGGCCCTGATCGCCCCCGAACTGCTGGGTTACGTCTTCGACGATTTCACCAGCCCTGTCGCCACCGATAGCTCGGTGCCCCTGTGGGCCCTGACTGGTACCAACGCCGACGTCGACAACGTCGCCGACGTGGCCGATGGTCAGATCCTGCTGGAGGGCTCCGGTGCCGACAACGACTCGGCGACGATCGCCAAGAACGACATGTACCTGCTCACCATGAACAGTGGTAAGCGGTTCTGGTTCGAGGCGAGCGTGAAGCTGAGTGCCGCTGGTGCCGCAGATGACTTCGCCTGTTTCGTCGGACTGATCGAGTCGGCCGGTGCCACTGCCGAAATGATCGCTGACGACGGTGCGTCGATCATCGACGAGAACTTCGTCGGTTTCCAGGCGATCTCGAACGCGACCACCATTCAGGACTGGGACGCTGTCATCAACCAGGGTGGCAGTGCCAACTTCCCGGCCACTGTGCTGGCGGACGCGTCGACCAAGAGTACCGCCTACGTCAAGCTCGGCATCAAGTTCGACGGCAAGAAGACCCTGTACTTCTACGCCGATGGTGCCCAGGTTGCGACGTACGACATCGACAACCTGGACAACGACACGATGGACAAGGAAATGACCATCGCGATCGGCGTCAAGGACTGTGAGGCTGCCCAACTCGGTCTGTACGTGGACTGGGCCCGGTTCGCCTACGACAAGGTCGCCAACGGTCGCTAAGAGGAGGTGACACATGGGTTACATGTACAAGGAACTTGAGGATATGGAGAGCATCCCGGCACCCGCTGGGATTGCTACTCCGAAATCTCAGCATGTCACTGAGGACGGGAAAACTCTGGTATACGGCACCATGGTTCCGTCCGACGCGGCTACTGGGTACGCCCCCGGTTGTGAGTTCATCGACACGGACAGCGGGGCACGGTACATCAACGAGGGTACTTCGGCAAGTGCAGACTTCAACAAGGTGCTGACGCCGGATAACGCGGTTGCCGCGTTGGAGGGTGCCAATCAGTCTGGCACTGCGGCCGGTGCTGGCCCGTCGCCGCTGATCTGGGATGACTCCAAGCTGCTTGAAGTGATGCTGGACCCGACCGCCGGGTTCTACTACTTCAACGACTACCTCGGTGAGATAGACGTCACCACTGCCGATGGCTATGTCATTACGCAGGTAACGTCCGGCGGCATCTCGCCGGTGGTCGATGAGGACGGTGGCGTCCTGTTGGTCGATTCGCAGGGTGACGTCGACGCTTCTGCTGATGACGGTGTGAACGTGCAACTCACCAACTGCATGTTCAAGCCTGCCGCCGGTCGAACTATCCGGTTCGAGGCACGCGTGAAATTCAACGACAACAGTGCGTTGACTGGTCAGTTCGCCATCGGCCTTGCCGGTGTGCAGACGGCGGTTATCGCCGCAGGTGCGTTGGAGGACACCGTCGATAAGGCACTGTGGTTCCACCACGGGGCCTCGACCGCCGACAAGATGTCAGTGTGTGCCGCTCGTGCGGATGCCGAGGACATCGATGCCGACAAGGCCACGACTGTTGACGATACCTACATCAAGTTGGGTTTCGTGATCGATGGCCTAACCAGCATCAAGTGGTATGCGGACGGTGTGCTCGTTCACACAAGTTCCGTTACCGCGAACATCCCGAATGCCGTCATGTGCCTCACCTACGTGGCACAGACGGAGGGTGCGGCGAAGGATGCCGAGATGTCTGTTGACTGGGTGCGTATCCTCCAAGAGGGTGCTCGCTCGTAACAGGTAGCAACAGCGGGGCTGGGATTCGTTCCCCTGCCCGGTCCCGCTTCTTTTTCTTGTAAAGGAACTTGAAAGATGGCTGAGCCTACGAGTGCACTATCAGTATACGACCTCGTTCTTGAGGCCGCACTGGCTGCCGAGATCGCTTACTACGGTGCATCCGGCGACCAAACAGCGACTATCCCCGTGGACACCGAAGACCTCGATCGGTGCCTCCGCGTTGTGAATAACGCCATTCGTCACTTCATCGCCCACGGGCCTTCCCAGGGCTGGCGTTGGCGTAATCGTGAGATGGAGATCAACCTTGTCCCGAGCTTCACAGGGACAGCCACATCCGGTACAGCAACCACACTGGTGAACAGCAGCATTGCGGGGACCTACGCCGATGACTACTTCAATGGGTACGTGCTCACAATCACTGCGGGGACGGGTGTGGATGAATACGCTACTGTCACCGACTTCACCGGAGCGAGCGGGACGTTTACCTTCTCTGCATTGTCCGGTGGATCTACGCCCGACACCACGAGCCAGTACCGTATTTGCCGATCCACGCAGGTCATCGAATCTGACCCTGCCCGGTACCTCCTGACCCAGGACTTCCAGGGACAGTACACTGGTGGCATCACATTCGCCGCCGAGCAGAATGCTGTGGGTATCGAGTGGACGAGTGAAGAGAACATTCGTAGGCTGCGGGAAGTCGACGTGTACCAGAACGACGCACCGTTTGTTGCTGCGATCAAGCCGAGTGCCACGCAACGCCGGTGGGAGTTCATCATCGATCCCGAGCCCACTGAGGCCAACACGATCGTGTTCCCGTACAAGGCGTCGTTCGATAAGATGGACATCATTGCCGGTACCGCTTCGGCTGCCGATGCTACGTCACTGACGGACTCGTCGCTGGCCGGGCTGTATCCTGACGACTACTTCAACGCCTACACCATCAAGGTCATCAGTGACACAGGCAAGGGTAGTTATGCCGTCGTCACAGACTATGTTGGGTCGACCGGTGCATTCACCGTCGCCGATTGGCTTGACATCTCTGGTGGTGCTGGTGGCACCGACCCGGCTGCGAACTCTGCGTACTATGTGGAACTCGACCAGTTCCATCCGGCAGGGCTGCAGTTCGACAACGCGATCCTGTCTGCTGTGCGTGGCCACGTGGAGAAAGAGTTCACCGACGTAGATCGTGGCTACTGGAATCAGTACATCACTGAGGACCTTACGGCTGCATACCAGACCGACCAGCGTAGCGTGCCGCGTAAGCTCGGGATCATGCGATCCGGCAGCGGCCCGAGAGTGAACTACGTCCAGCGACCGATCGTGGAGTATGAGCAATGATCCTGAGATTCCCGTTCAAAGGACTGCATCGTGGCGGGCCCCACGGGGCTCAGCCGGAACAGACGAGCCCGAACCTGCAGAACGTGCGGCCGTACTATGGCGGTCGCCTTCGCGGTGGGCAGCGTGACGGCAAGTCGAAGTGGGGTGCTGGCGATCAGATTGGTGGTGCGGCACAACCTGTCGTCGCCATCTGCTCTGTCAGTTCAGTGGAGAGTCCGTCATAATGGCTGAGATACTGTTGATAAACCGACCTGATACGACTGGCGGTCGGCTTAACATTATTCGCCCAACCTACTGGTACGGCATGACGTTCACGCCTGCACAGGACTGCAGCCTCACAAAAGTAGATGTGTACGGCTATAAGGATGGCTCACCGCCCGAGCCGTTCCGTGTCGCTATTTACAATGTGGACGGGTCGCACCATCCAACTGGCTCACCTATCGATACGTGCCTGATAAATGCTAGTGAGTTTTCCACTAGTTTTGCTTGGATACTGGGTAAGACGTTTACCAATGGTGTCCAGTTGACAAACGGTACTGAGTACGCAGTGGTGTTTGAGACGGATGGTGGTGACGCCACAAACGACTATCAGATCTACGAGAAGATCGTCACTTGGTATGGCCTAACCAGCTATAACGGCGGTTCTACTTGGTCTACGGATACGTACCTAAAGACATTGAAACTGTATGGTGATACGTATACGTTCTCACCGCCCGAGGGTAAGGCAACCAAGAAGCGTTTGGTGGCCGCAGCAGAGTCAACCTTTTATTATGAAAGCATAGCCTGATGGGTAGCCTTGCAGATTACGCAGAGAACAAGGTACTTGAGCTTATCGTTGGTAAAACAGCGTTCGCCACGCCGACCGTGTACCTGGCACTGTCTACCGCTGATCCCACTGATGACGCCAGCGGTTTGGCTGAGCCATCCGGCGGTTCCTACGTCCGGCTTCTGACGGCCGGTAGTGACTGGGCAGCAGCAGCGGCTGGGTCCATAAGCAATTCGGCTGTGCTGGCGTTCGCCGAGGCTACTGGTGATTGGGGCACGATCACTCATGTCGCACTGTATGATGCGGCGTCGGGTGGAAACATGCTGGCTCATGGGGCTTTGGATTCCAGCCTTGCTGTGACATCAGGTAAGACGCTGCGATTCCAGGCAAGCCAGTTGACACTGACGCTATCCTAACGAGGTGACGCATGAGTGTTGTACTCAACGGATCAACTCAATATTTGGCTACGACCACAGTATACGACACATACCCATTCTCCGTCGTAGGTTGGTTCAAGGCCGACAATCTGACGCACAACCCGGCCCTCGCCAGCCTTGACAAGTTCGGTTCTACGGCCAACGCCCACTTGATACAGGGGTTAGGTGGTGCGTCTGTGCGTGCGATGACTTATGTGTCATCCTGGGCAGTAGCAACCACAACCGCTGGGTACGCTGCCGGGGCTTGGCATCATTTCGTAGCCGTATATGCCGCACAGAATGACCGCAGGATCTACGTGGACGGTGGGAACAAAGGTACCAACGCAACAGCCAAGGCTCTAACCGGCTGTGCGAACTTTCTGCTAGGTGCTCGTGCTGCCGCTTCGCCGACGTCGCACTTTGCTGGCCGACTGGCCGAGTGTGCGGTGTACAACATTGCCTTGTCTGATGCGAACGCTGCGTCCCTGGCAGATGGTGTAAACTCCCCAGCGGATGTTGCCGCAGCGAACCTTGTATACTACTGGCCGCTACTTGAAGATGCGAACGATGACCAGGGTTCCAACAACCTAACAGCGTACAACAGTCCGACGTTCGACTCGAACGACCATCCATTGGCTGGTGGTGACTTTCTTAATGCGTCGGCCACGATAGCCTGTACCTCTGGCCTGTCTGCAGGTGCAGAGTTGGCCGAGATCATCAGCGGTAGCTACGACACCGGCAAGACAAAGCGACTCCTGGTCGCAGTTGGCAACAACAGACTTTTCTACGAGGACGTATAATGGCAGCAGGAGATATGGTAGCATTGGCCGCTTCGGTCGGTGATCTCAATACCGCTGACCAGTTGCAGATGGCCGAGGCGTACGGGAAGGTGTTCATTGCGAATGGCACCAACCTCAAGGTTGCTGACTTCCAGAACGTGAAGATCACGACTGCGGCACTCGGTTCGCATCCGCCCGATCGCGGTAACATCCTCACCGGTGGGACCAGTGCGGCGAAGATGATCGTCGATTACATCACGACCCTGTCCGGTGCCTGTACGATCTACGGGTACCGCACGACCGTGGCTACGTTCCAGAACTCAGAGACCGTGACAGGTACCGATGACGACGGTAACGCGATTAGCTTCACCACGAACGCAGCCGAGACGGCACCGCCGCATTGGTACGACTGGACGGTCTACGGCGGGGACTCGACGCTGTACGGCTCGCTGCCCGATCAGGCTTATCTCGTAGGCGTGTCCAGCGGCAGACTGATCCTGTCCGGCGACAGGAACTACCCACACCAGGCACCGACGTCAGCGTCCGGCAACCCATGGGACTGGAACATCTACCGCACCACCGCTGATCGTGCAACTGTGATTGGCACCGGACCTGCGGGTGCGATTGGTGACGTAGTCCGGGCTATCATCCCGGTGCGTGATGGGCAGATCGCATTCGGGTGTGCGAACTCGGTCCACGTTATGATCGACAACCCAGCGTTCGGTGGTCGACTGGTTGCCGTGGACAAGACGATCGGTATCTTCGACGGCACAAGCTGGTGCTTCGACGGTGACGGCAACCTGTGGTTCTGGGGCAGCGGTGGGCTGCATCGCATGAACCGTGGTGCCCTTGTAGTTGAGACCGTGAGCAAAGAGGCTTTGCCGGATATCGTGAACACAGTGGATGCTGATCCATCGACGCACCGCATCACGATGGGCTATGATCCTGTCCGTATTGGGATCAAGATCTGCATCACGCTGCTGGCCTCCTCGACCAGCCAGGTGTACTGGTATGACCTCCGATCGCAGGGCTTCTTCTATGACACGGATGGGTCGACAGATCATGCCGTGTACAGCCAATTCAACTACAACGCCAACGACCCGGACTATAAGGGGCGGATCGAGGGGTGTGCGGACGGGTACATGCGAGTAGCCGACAGCACCACGTCTAATGACGACGGGATCGCTATCGACAGCTATGTGGACTACGGTCCACTGCCCCTGGCTGCAGACGGGCGTGACGGTTCGTTGGCATCGTTCGATGTCGTGCTGTCTGGTGGCGGGCTCGGTGGGTCTGAGGCCGATTCCGACGACGTCTACATGTACGTGTGGGCGAAGGAAGTTGCTGAGGAACTGTACGAGGAACTGATCGCTGGCACCGGGTACAAACTGTCACTGACATTCAAGGGTCCCGGCCGCAAGCGTGGCGGCAAACGCAGGCGTGGCGTCCGTGGGGCCTATGCCGGGATACGAATTGGGAACAGCACCCTGGGCGAAACCTGGGGTTTCGAGAAACTGCTCCTCAACCAGGGAGCACCAGGTAGGAGACTAAGATAATGGCGTTCACGAGAACTGTAAGCCTGCCGTCCAACTACAAGGACATGTCCTACATGGAACTGCAGAAGGTGTGGCGTGACATGGCCCGTGCCGGTGGGCTGTCGGCCTTTGGTAAAGAGACACCGATGGCCCAGACACTACGCGATCAAATGAAGGTCGCTTACGAGCGGGAAAAGGCTGCGAAGAAGAAGAGTGCCGCTCCAGCGGCAACTACCTCAGCCCCTGCTGGCTCCGGTACACCACAGTCCGTGGCACAGCCGTTTGAGCGTGCCCTTGCGGCACTGTCTGGTGTAGACAGTGACGTAGAGAAGATGTACCAGACCGGCAAGCGGCGGACCATGAGTAACATCGCCATGCAGCACGTGCAGTCCGGCATGGCCAACGTGCTTAACATGCCAGCCGCTGAGCTTGCCTATGAGCAGGCAGTACGCCCTGGCACAAACGTGGGTGTCGCCCAGGCCAAGGCCG